CGGTCGCGGACGGCCTGCGCCCGGGCTTCCCGCACGGGGTCGCGGTCAAGGTGCGCGGCGAGGGCCTCCACGGCGTAGCGGCCCATGCTGAGGAACCCCTGCCGGTCGTCAGCGTCGAGGCGCTGCAGGTCGTCGTGGGTGAACCCGGCGGCGGCCAGCCCGACGAGGAGGGCGGTGTCGTCGTCGTGGGCGGCGTCGTGGATCTGCTCGTGCAGGCCCTTGACCTCGCCGCGGAGGGTGGTCAGGGCGGCGGCCACGGGGCAGGGTTCGCGGGTGCCCACGGCGTCGTTGTACCAGTCGCCGTTGGTGCACCGGTGCCCGCCGCGGTGGGGGCGGGCNNGGCCAGGCCGGTGATGATGGTGAGGGCGGTATCGGGTCGCATGGGTGCTCCAGGTCTAGAAGGGGGCGCGGACGGCGGTCACGTCGCGGTCGGCGGCGATGCTGGCGGCCTCGATGGCGGACTCTCCGCGGAGACCGGTCAGGCACTCCCACATGGAGCGGGCGGCGGCCGCAGTCGCGGAGTCCCCGCCGATGGTCTCAGACCCGAGGATCGCGATGAGCATCGACGCGGCGAGGCTGACGTTGAAGGTCTCCGGCAGGCCGGCGAGCACGTCGGGCGGGGTGTCGCTGGCGGCCGCTACGACCGCGGCGGGCACCTCGTCGGGGTGGTGCTCCCGGACGTGCTTGGCCAGGACGTGCTGCGCGTGCTCGCGGGTCCCGACCTTCCAGTCCAGGGGCCGGGCGCATCCTCCGGTGCAGGTCGCGCGGTACTGCAGACCGACCTGGGTGATCTGGCCGGCCATCAGGAGCGGTGCGCGTAGACGGTGAAGTCGCCCGTGAGGGACCCGCCGCCGCGGAGTCCGTCGCGGGTCAGGCCCTCGATGCCGTGCCCGAACGTGCTGGTCCGGGTCTCCCCGAGCGCGGTGAGGCCGGCGTTGACCACGGCGTCCCAGGTCTCGTTGGTGGCGCGCACGACGGCGCGGGCCGTGGCGACTGCCTGGGTGGGCTTGTGGATGGTGAGCACGTTGAGCATGGTTCCTCCTGGCGGGTCTGCGGGCCCCGGTTGGACCCGCAGGACTACTATACGCATACGGGTGGGGAGGGCGTCTACCCCCGGGCATAGCACGCGGCCCCTGCCGCGTGGGCAGGGGCCGCGTAGCGAGACCGACCCGCCAGGACCAGTCCGGGATCGAGGGTAGCGGACCAGGGCAGCCACGTCACCTACTGCTAGCGCCGTTCTCCGGGTGGAATGACTACAGGCGTGAGCGGGCCGTTGAGCCGCAGGAGGGTGTCCAGCGTGCGGCTAGACAGCGCGTCACCCCGGTAGTGCCACCGGTCCCCATCGCCGCGCTCCCACAGATCGCCACGCCGGTCGTGATACGCCTTTGTGCTCCGCAACATGAACGCCGCGTGCACGCCGGACCAGTGCTGCACCCACTCCAAGGCGGGCACCCACGGCGCAGGGCAGTCACCCTCGTAGATCGCGACCACCGCCGGGTCGNNGCAGGCCACGGCTCGGGGTCGGCGGTCGCACGGTGCGCCTGCACGGCGAGGACGATCAGCCCCCACGCGAGAAGGGCTCCAGTGAGGGCAGCGAGGGTGCCGCGTGCGATGGGGCTCATTGCCCCTCCTTGCGGTCAGCCCACTCGATCAGCTCGGCAGCAAGCGCGCGGACCGTCTCGGGCGTCATCTGCCCGCCGTGCTGCGCTGAGAACTGCAGCACCGCCCCCGCGTCGATGAACGCAGCATCGGCGCGTCGACCACCTTCAGGAACGAGGGCGATGTGCCCGAACCGCTTGTTGCCATTGGCCTCGTTGTCCGCGAGCGCGAAGAGGGGGACGTCCAGTGCGGGGCCGGACTCCACGAAGAGGTCGGCGCGGGGGTCAGTCATCGCGCGCTCCGGGTGAATAGTTCAGGCACCACTCGCACTCGCCGCACCAGTCGCAGGCGATGGTGGTCGCGACGGGGTTCCACCCGGGGTCAGCAGTCTCGTCGGTAGACGGTTTCCGGACGGCCTCGTCGGTCATGGCTGGTCCTTCGGGAGCCCGACCTGCAGGTTCCCCGGCTCGCTGACCCGGTAGTCCTCCACGTCCAGGCCGACAGTCCGCAGCGGCGTGACCCGGCACTTCGCTGCCGGCACCACCTCTAGGACCCACTCGATAACCTGCTCCGGGTCGGGGACCTCCCCGCCGAGGGCACGGATCCGGGCGCCGACGTAGTCCTTGGCTGCGGCCTCGCCCTCCCAGCGTTCCTTGGCGCGGCCGCGGGTGATGGAGAGGTCGCCGGGGATCCCGTCGACTCTCAGGTGGATGCCGTGCTCTCCGTGGAGGTAGAGCCACTGGACCAGGCCGGCGTCGAGGGCGTGGAGGGTAGCGGTGACCTTCCGGAGGTCGTAGAGCAGTCGAGCGGCGTCTGTCCAGTCCTCAGGGCTGTAGCCCTTCAGGGCGGTGTTGAGGGCATCGGCGGCGGACCGGGCCCAGGCCACGGCGTCCTCTGGGGTGCCGGCCTGGGCCTTGGCTAGCGGGGCGGAAGCGTCGGGCATGGGGTCCTCCTGGGTAGCGGGGTTGCAGGGGCACCCGGGGGCCCGGCAGTCGCAGCCGTGGCACTTCTGGTGCGGGTCGTACTTATCGGTCCGGGGCAGGGTGGGGTTACAAAAGCCGGAGAGTCGGGGACGTGTCGCGGCAGTCACGGCGTGCTCTTGGGTGCGGCCCAGGGGTCGTTCGGGTCGGACGGGTCCGCGGTCCAGTCTGCGGGGCCCGGAACGTCTCCAGCGTCACGGTCACCGGGGCGCTCCGCCTCCCCGCTCGCGGGCACCCGGGCCTCCGCTGCCGCCCTCTCTGCCACGACCTGATCGGCGCGGACCTTGATCGCGGCAGCGAGGTCAGATAGCACCCACGGGTCGAGACCGTCGAGGTCATCCAAGGACAGTCCGCGCTGCTGCCGCCACTTCGCGGTCGCGGTCTCGTAGTCGACCCCGGCACGCTGCGCGTCGGCGTCGATGGCGTTGAGAATCTCCGGGGTGGAGGGGCCGTCCCAGGCGCGGGTGCGAGCGGTGCCCACGGCCTGCCGGCCGTCCGCGTCGTCATCGGTGACAATCCCGAGCATGGAGCCCAGGAGGTAGCGGCGGTGGTAGGTGATCGCGCCACCGATCTGCTGCGGGTCGTTGCCGTGCAGGGGAAGGGCGCCCTCCCGGGTCTCCCCGGACTCGTGCATCAGGACCCCGACGAGTTCGTAGCCGCGGTCGGTCGCACGGGGGCAGCAGGAGAACGCGAGGCCGTGGGAGGTCAGCAGCGGCATCGCCGCGTCGGTCACGTCGCCCAGGTCGGCGTACGTGTACGAGTACGACCCGCCGGCCTTCGTCGGGACGTTCGCGGTCTTCGTCTTCTGGACCACCGGCAGCGCCTTCTGGACCTCGATGAGGGCGCGGGCGAGACCGCCGGGGGCGCGGGACACGGGGGCGTTGCGGAGGTCCCGGATGATCCGGGCCGCGGTCGCGCCGGCGAGGTCGGCGCGGGACTCCAGGGGGTACTGCTCGTCGTCGTGCTCCTCCAGCCACGTGTTCAGGTAGTCGTGCACGGTGGCGTCACCGGTGATGCCGTGGTCGCGGAGGAGGGCGTGCAACTCCCGCATCTGGCGGCTGGTGAGGCGCACAGTCGTGTCGGTGGCGGGTCGGTCTGCGGTCATGGTGATCAGTCTCCCTTGGCGGAGTAGTGCCCGACCGGACGGGCATGGCCGATGTCACGGTAGACGCGGGTCACGTCGCCGTCGCGGGCGAGGCGTCCGAGGGCGTTCCCGACCTTCTGTGTCCACACCTTCGGGCGCATCCCGTCCGGTGCGGGGATGCCGGCGGCCACGTCTCGGGTGCGGTGCTCCCCGGGATGCTCGGCCAGCCAGGAGGTGATCTGCGCCGGCAGGGCGCTAGTGTCGATGGAGCCCTTAGCAGGCACGGGCGGGTCCTCTCGTCGGTCAGGGGTGGCGGGTCAGGGGCAACTATACGCGGATCGGGACAGATCCCGCTAGATAGGTATACGCTGCCCCCTGCCGGATGCGCCGACTAGGCCCCGGAACCCCACAAATACAGATCGCCCCCGGTCAGCGCGACCAACGCTGGGTCCGGGGGCTACGACCTGAGAACGGCAGGCAGTTGTGAATATGCTAGCAAACCCGACCCCCTCGCGGGGAGTCGAGATCCCCGAGGTCCTGTGCCCTCTCTGCGGCGAGACCATGAGGGTGTCCAGCGTCGAGGTCTACCCCCGGGTAGCCGTCACCGTCATCTGTGAATCAGCCAGCGCCTGCGGGTCTCAGTACGTGGTGCAGGCCGTCCGGTGAGCGTCGCCGTCTCCGCCCTCGTGTGGGCCAACGGACCGACCAAGGCAGCAGACCGGCTGATGCTGCTCGCCATCGCGGACAACTCCGATGACTACGGGCTCGCGTGGCCCGGGATGGAGCGCCTAGCAGCGAAGTGCTGTGTGGGCCCTGACGCTGCCCGGGCGACTGTACGCCGCCTAGAGGCAGCCGGGTGGTTGAGCACCATTCGTGGAGGAGGAGGAGCCGGGGGTCACGGTGTCCCGAACCGGTACCAGATCAACTTGGGGATGCTCCGCCAGCAGGACCCCCCCGTGGAGGAGGGGGACCGCCGGAGGACCCCCCCGTGGACGCCGGAGGACCCCCCCGTGGACGCCGGTAGGACCCCCCCGTGGACGGGGGGGGAACCATCAGTAGAACCATCAGTAGAACCGTCAGGGGCCAGCGACGGCCTCTTCGACCCTCCTGCAGTCCCGAAGGCGCCCCGGCGGAAGCCGAAACGGCCCTACCCGGACGACTTCCGTCCCACAGAGGCTCACCATGCCAAGGCCCGCGAGTTGGGGGTAGACCTCGCCGTCGAGGGCCCCAAGTTCCGGGACTACCACCTCGCCCACGACTCCCGGCACGCCGACTGGTCTGCAGCCCTGCACCTGTGGATCCGCAACGCCGCCGAGTTCGCACGCCGCCGAGGCGACAACGTCACCCTCCTCCACGGCCGGAACGTGCACACCGACACCACCTACGATCCGGCGTACGAGGCGACCCTGCCGCCGCCGGTGACCGAGCCGCGGGCCTGGAGCGTCCGGTGACGGGGCAGATGAGTGACGCGGCCGCGGAGGTCGCGCTGCTCAACGCGTGCCTGTGGTCCAAGAACGCCCGGATAGCGTCCCGGCGGCACGTGTTCCCGTCCGACTTCTACGAGCCGCGCCACGAGGCGATCTACGAGGCCATGCTCACCCTCGACCGGCACGGCAAGACGGTCGACCCGGTGACGGTGCAAGCCGCGTTGGCTGCCGCGGGGAACTACGACCGGTCGATGCACGAGGTGTTCCCGGCGTTGATGACCGCGCAGGGCACCACCGAGCAGGGCGCGGCGGACTACGCGACCATCGTGCACGGGTGGGCGTTGCGCCGGCGCCTGGCCGACGAGGGGATCCGGCTTCAGCAGCGGGCCCTGTCGCCTGGTGAGGCCCCGGAGCGGCTCGCCGCGGAGACCGTGAACCGGCTCACGGGGATCAGGGATGCCGGGTCGGGGGATGCGACCGCGCTGTCGCTCGCGGAGTTGATGGCCGGCGAGGACGACGACCCGACGTGGGTGATCCCCGGGCTGCTGGAGACCGGGGACCGGCTGATGCTGACTGGGTCCGAGGGGGCCGGGAAGTCGGCGCTGTCACGGCAGATCGCGGTGATGGCGGCCGCCGGCCTGCACCCGTTCTCGGAGGCCGTGATTCCCCCGCAGCGGGTCTACATCTTGGACGCCGAGAACAAGGCCACGCAGGTGCGCCGGCAGACCCGGCCGCTGCTCCACTGGCTGCACGCGCAGGGCGCGGAGAACCCGATGGACCGGGTGCTGGTCGACACCATCTACCCGCGGCGGATCAACCTGTGCAACGACCGGGACCTCTCCCGGATCCACCAGACCATCGACGCCTTCCAGCCCACGGTCGTGGTGCTGGGGCCGATCTACCGCATGTCGCCGCGGGCGCTGCAGACCGACGACGAGGCACACCCGTTCCTCGCCGCACTCGACACCCTCACCGAGCGGGGGTGCGCGCTGGTCGTGGAGGCGCACGCCGGGCACGCGCAGGAGGGCGTGGGGAAGGCTCAGGCCCGGTCCCTGCGGCCCCGTGGGTCCTCGGCGCTGCTGGGGTGGCCCGAGTTCGGGCTCGGTCTCCGCGGCCTCGGTGGGGGCCTCGCGGAGTTGGAGCCGTGGCGCGGACACCGCGAGGCCCGCGCCTGGCCGGGACGGGTACGCCGGGCGCCGGGGAACCGGTGGGTGGAGACGCACCCGGACGACCGGCCGCCGCGGGATGAGCAGGTCGGGGACGGGACCCTCGACCAGGCGGCGGCCCTCACCCCCCTGTGGTGACGCGCTAGCAGATTGCTAGGTGTAGTTGTCCACAGGTTGTGGGACCCTGTGGATATGGCTCGTGCGCTCGCTGCTCCCCCGGTCGGGGTGCTATCTGTGCCGTGCCCGGTCTGCCGGGCCGCGGTAGGGCGGCCGTGCGTGAACCGCCGCGGTTACCTCGTGGAGGCCGGCGGGCACCGGCAGCGCCGTGCCGCGTGGCTCGCCGTAGAGCGCGCAGAGGCCCGGACCGCGTGAGCGATCCGGGCCTCTGGTTCCCCTGGTAGCCCGCAGGGAAGGGCGGGCCGGGGCGCGACTCCCGGGGTCAGCGCAGGGCAGATCAGGACCCGGGCTGCTCGCCGGGCTCGTCAGCGTCGTTCTGCGGGGCGGTGCCGTCCTCGGCGGTACCCTCACCCACCGGAGGGTCTGCGGGCGTCTCCTGGGCGTCCTCGCCGTCCTCCTGCGGCTCGTTCTCGCCGGGGGTCCCCCCGTCCTCGGCCTCGGTCTGCTCGGGCTCGGGGAGGGCGACGACGGCGCCGTCGAGGATGAAGTCGAGGACCTGCCGCTCCAGGGGCTCCACGAGGGTGACCCGCGGCTTGTCCTCCAGGCGCTCGCGGAGGAGCACGGACACCGCGCGGGCGGCGGACTCGTCCGCATCCGCGGGCTCGCGGACCCACGCGGTGAGGTCGTCCACGTTGTGCAGGTCCGCGGGCACGGCCGGGAACGGCTCCACGTCGTCGTCCTCGGGCAGCACGGGGACCGGCGCGTCGAAGGACACGGATCCAGTGCCGTGGAGGGGCGCGTTGTCGAGACCCGAGACGGCACCCGGGCTCACGTTGGGGACGCGGACGGCAGGGGCGGCCGCGGGAGCCTCGTCGTACGACGGCTCGGTGGTCTGGTCGGTCATGCCCCCGAGGGTAACCCCCGGGCGGGGTCAGGCGACAGACCCGCGCCGGGTGTCGTCTCCGCGGCGGAACGGGGAGTGCCGGCGCCCGAGCCATCGTGTCCAGAACACGACGAGGACCACGCAGCCACACCGGTGCGCGATCACGAGCCAGATCCACGGGTTGTCCGGCAGCGCCCCGGTGGCCTCGTGGACCAGCGCGGCCTGCGCGACCGCGGCGACCAGCGGGGAGAGGGCTAGCAGGATCGTGAGGGCGTGCTCCAGCACGGTCGTCTGGTCCCACGTCGACACCAGCCGCCACATCAGGAGCGCGAACACGGCGACCCCGAGGACCATCGAGGCGAGCCGGAGGTCGGCGCGCTGGGTAACAAGGATGGCGGTGACGATGGCGGCGGAGGTCCCGAGGAGCACCGTGTCGTACCGGGTCAGGAGTGGCCTACGCATGGCGTCGAGGCTAGCGGCAGTCCAGCACCGGGTAGGGGTTCTTGGCCCGAGTCGTGTGCGCTGTCCGCGTGAGGGCGTCGACGCGGGTGTCCGCGCGGTCTGCCCGGTGCAGGGCCCGGTCCAGGTCGCGGTCGGTCGCGAGAGGCGGGACGGTGCGGATCCCGATGACGGTCCGGATCACCTGCGCTGTCGCGTCCGCTCGCTCCGCCTGCGCGTGCTCCAGACGGGTGTTGACCTTGACCCGGACCCGCAGGGTGCTGGTCACGTCGCGCCCCCACTTCTGGTAGCAGGCGGAGCGCCGTGCGCCGGCCGCTGCCTGCTCGTCTGCGTCGCGCTGGTAGAACCACTGCTGGATCCCGAGCCCGATCACGACGGCGCCGGCGACGAGGAGAACAACCAGCCAGCCTGGTACCTCGGGGACCTCGATGTTCCACCGGTGCCCCTTGTTGCTGTCGTCCACGGTCTCTCCCTTCCCCATCAGGCGCCGGCCCTCACGCTCCGTGATGGCGGCCCAGGTTACACCTCCGAGGAGGAAGGCAGTCAGGTGGCTGATACATAGCAGGAGGGTCATCCCGAGTCCTCGTCGTTGTCGCGGCGCTTCAACAACTGGTCCACACCAGCGTAGGCGCCTAGAAGTCCTCCCAGGACGTACGACGTGGCGAGCCCCTCCGGCCCCACGACGACGATGTTGTAGGCCAGCAACAGAGTCAGGGTCAGGACCACCACGACCGTGACCCACGTAGGCAGTCCTCCGCCGGGGCGGCCCTTCGGACTCTCCCCGGTCCCCCGTACATGACTCACGTCGATGCCCTCCGCTCCAAGCAACGTTGATCTAGGGCACCCGTGCTGGTCAGCCTATCGGTCCCCTCCCCCGGTCACGTCTTGATCAGTGCCCGGACGGCCCGGTACGGCGGCAGGTTGTTGAACGCCTGCCCGGACCCGACACTCCCCGTGTTCTCAGCCGAGGGCCCCCCCGAGGTGCCGGAGAACGAGGGAACGTTGATCGAGTGGCGGTGCTCGCCGCCACTGGACCACTCCAGGGGGGCGCCGGTCAGAGCGCCTGCGGACGGCCCGCGGGCAACGGTGTTGCCGGTGGATCCGGCCTCGTCCTTGCCGATGCTGGTAGTACGGATCTGAAGGTCTCCGGCGTGCGAGTGGGCGCCCTGGTCCACGTCGGTCCAGAACGAGGCGTGGTCGTGCGCGATGCTGTGGGTGTGCGCCATCGTGTGGGTGTGCGGGGGCAGCATCGCGGCAGTCAGCGTGGTGGTCGCGCTGCCGGCGGTCTGGTCCTGCGGGTACCCGGGGCCGACGCCTACGGTGGTGCGGCCGGCCGCGTTCGGGACGTTGAAGGTGTTCGTTCCGTCGCCGGACCCGAAGCGGGTGCCGATGGCGGCGAACAGGTCCGCGTAGGTGGTCCGGGAGACGGCCTGCCCGTTCTCCTCCAGCCAGCCGGCCTCGGTGTCCGTGCGGTACGTCTCTTTGCGGTCGCCTGTCTGGAACCCCGTCGACCCCTCGCCTCCGCCGGCGGCGCTGATCTGCCAGGGGTCGCGGGCGGTCCCGGACCCGGTGATGGTGATGTTCTCGCCCTCGATGATCCGGCACGAGCAGGTCTGTGCACCGCATCCGCAGTTGGGCATCGGTCTCTCCGTTCGTCAGCGGCAGGGTATCGGTTCAGGTAGTGATGGCCCACACGCCATGCTCGGGCGGCGTGAGGTAGTCGGGGAGCCGGAACGAGTCGCTCGGCTCTCCACCGGTGTTGTAGAGGGTCCCGATTTCCCCGAACAGGCGGGGGTAGTCGGCGCGGAGAACGACCTGACCGTTCGCGAACAGCAGGCCGGTGGGCAGGGATGGGCCGGCGAAGTTGACGACGACGCCGGCGCGGGTGCTGCCGGCGATCCTGTCGTCGTGGCGGCGGAGGATCCGCTCGACGCTGCGCCTCCAGGTGGGGAAGTCGCGGATGGCGGCGATGCGGGACGGGTCGCGGGGCAGGGTCACGACACGGCCTCTCCGGGCGGGGCGAGGGTGATGGATACGACCTCGGGGCTGCCGGCCTGCTGCGTGACCTTGACCCCGGTGAGGATCATCGACGCGCGGATCCGCCGGGAGGTCGCGGTCACAGTCTGCACGGGGACGTGCACGCCTGGGACCAGATCACGGATCGGGAACGGCGCGTCGGGGCGGAGGGTCGCATCGGAGGGGAGGTCGATGGTGACCGGCGCGGGGTACGACTGCCCAAGGATCGAGGCGGCGTACGACGTGAGGGCCGCCGGCTTGGCGTGCCCGGAGAGGGTCCCGAGCCCGTCGACTAGCCCGTAGAAGGGGTCCACGTCGCCGTCCGGGCCGCTGGCGGTCCCCACCACGCCGTCATCGTTGCGGGCAGCGAACGAGGTGGCGAGGTCGTCGCCGTCCTCGGTGATGGACACGTCGGCGTTGAGGTGGTTCTCCGGGGACAGGTCACGGGTCGCCCCGATGGAGGCGGTAGAGGGCCAGAGCACGATGCGGCGCCCGACGACGGTCCAGCGGCCGCCGGCGCCGACGAGGTTGGAGAGGTCCTCGGAGTGGTAGGCGGAAGCGACGGCGATGTCACGGTCGATGGTGGCGCCGAGGTCGACCCCGCCGAGGGTCTGCAGGTGGGTGAGCACGTAGGGGTCGTCTAGGTCGAATGCTTCGTTGACGGTCCACTGCATCTCGGTGATCACCTTCGCGGTGGCGCTGCGCCGGCGGGTACGGATCCGGCGGCGCTCCATCCAGCCGGACACGTCGGAGGCCACCAGGGTGAGTCCCTTCGCGGCATGGGTGATCTTCCGCAGCGGCCCCTCCCACACCCGGTCGTCGTTGCGGTGCACCACCAGGGTGTGCGCCCACGTCGCGAGGTCGTTGAGTTTCACCTCGCAGTCCGCCGGCGCGATCTGCACCGTGGCGCGGCCGGTCTCGCAGAGCAGGCGCGGCCACTCGATCGAGGTAGCCCGCAGGTCGAGGACCTTGGTCCGCCCGTCGCGTGTGTAGATCGTGGCGTGGTTCTCTCCCTGCCCGAGGACCTCCATCAGCCCTCCCGGATGGTCACGTCGAGGTCGAGGGTGAGGGTCCCGGTGGGGTCAGCGACGATGAAGTAGCCCGGCGCGGACCGGGGGAAGGCGTCCATCCACTGCACCAGCACGAGGTACCGGCGGTTGCATCGCACGACCGGCCGCTGGATCGGTCCGCCGAACGCGCCGCGCACGTCGGAGGAGGAGTCCTGCGGCACCGCGAGTCCCCCGCAGAGCGTGGTGATCGAGTCGCCGTCGATGACCATCTGGCTCTGCTCCGGGATGTAGTCGATGAGGAACTCGTAGGCGAAGTCGCAGTTGTCCGGCACGGTGCCGTCCGCGTCGGCGTCGTCCCAGACCCGGACCCGGACTCCCACGACAGGCTCGGTGTCCGTGCTGAGGCTGATCGTGAACGTCCCCTCGTTGCCGGGGATCTGCTCGGGACCGACGAGGGCCCACATTGACCGGATGCCGTCCTCGTCGGTGATCTGCAGGCGTCGATAGTCCGCGATGACCGGGGTGGCCGGGGGGCTACCGAACCCGGGGAGCGACGGGTCCGTGTAGCAGGCTGCGACGGCCGCCGGTGGGTCGCAGTCCCAGGGCGCGGCGCTGATCAGCGTTCCGCCCTCGTCGTACGTCACCCCGGGGGCCGTGTACGACGGGGCCTCGCCGTACCCGAGGCCGGTGAGGACCCGCGTGGGCGGGCTGTAGCGGTAGGGGGAGCGGGCCGTCCAGATCCACTCGACCACGAGGAGGTAGTCACAGCCGGTGTCGATCTGGTCGGTGACCGTAGGAGACGTGCTGCACACGACGCCCGGCAGGGTCCGCAACGTGGAGGTGAGGCAGGCCGAGACCGGGAGGAGCGGCTGCCCGGACACCTCGACGGTGAGGGCCTGCACCGTGTCGTCGGTCACGAGCGCGGGCGTCCACCGGGTGAGGTCGACGCCGAACGGGACCTCCCAGGTGAACGTGAAGTCGGAGAAGTCCCCTTCGGGCGCGGGGAACTCGTCGTCGGTGAGGTCCCACTTGGGGCCGTACTCTGCGACGGCGCCTGCCTCATCCAAGATGACGGCCTGCACGGTGGCACCGGGGTAGTCGCCTCGGATCGTCCAGGTGATAGTCACCGGACCCGGCAGGCACCCATCCTGGGGAGCCGCGAGAAGGTACCCGGCGCCGTAGAGGATCGCGTCGCCGCCGTCATACAGGCCGGGCACCTCATCAGCGCCACCGGCGTCATCGATGCCGTCCTCATCCGGACCGGCGCCGCCGGCGTCGACGGTCAGCGAGTCATCGAAGGGCCGGAACAGGATGGTGTCGTCTCCGGCGTCGCTCACCGACCCGTTACGGCCGTGCCAGTCTGCCGGATCGGTCAGCGCGTACTTGACCTCGGGTGGGAGGCTCATATCCGCGGTAGGGGCGAGGGGGCCGGGGCAGCCGGTAAAGAACTCCAGGGGGGCGCCGGCCTGGACGGGCTGCTCGTCGCTGTCGCAGTCGCCGTGGAGGAGTCGCTGCAACCACGACAGGCCCGCCTGGCATGCCTGCGAGGTACGGCCGACAAGAACCGCGGTGACCCCGACGACGCGGGGGGTGCGGGTGGGGCGGCCGGCGATCCCGGACCCGTCGAGGGTGGTGGTCACGTCGAGGCTGCGGGTCGAGTCGTCCAGGCCGGTGACCTCCGTGACGAGCACGCCGGCGAAGTCCCAGGTGTCGGGGTCGTCTACGTCGTACCAGGGCGCCTCGTCCTGCAGGGGTGTCCGGTAGGGCTGCCAGTCCTCGACCATCGCGGCGGCGAGGCCCTCGCAGGTCTCCACGTTGATGACGGCGCCGAGGGGGGTGATGCCGTGGTCGAGGTAGGCGGCGAGCCGCTCGTTGTTGACCACCTCTGCCCCGCCGAGGCGGAACCACCCGTCGTACGTCACGTCAGCCTCCCACAGCGATCAGACGGTTCACCGCGGCCATCGCGGCGGCCTCCGGGTCACCGGAGGGCAGCATGAACTGGACCGGCCGCTGCCCGGCGAGGATCGGGGCGAGCGCGGCAGCCAGCGCGGCGGCCAGGGCGTTGTAGTCGATGCCGTCTGCCTGCCGGGTCTGCGCCGCCGTGAGGACCCGCGCTCCCCGGGGGAGGTAGACCCGCTCGGGCCCGACCTCGCCCACGGTGTAGAACCCGCCGCGCGCCGACCGGGTGCCGGACTGCAGGTGCGGGATCGGGTTGTCCGGGAGGTCGATGTCCGGGACCGGTCCGGGGGTGCTGATGCTGTTGGGGATGGCGTTGTTCGCCGCGGTGATGACCGCGTTGATCGCGGCCCGGGCAGCCGTGGAGATAGCGGACCCGACCGAGGAGGCGATGCCGGAGATGAACCCCCCGACCCCGTGCGCGGCGTCCCCCATGCCGCGGAGCAGACCACCGATCAGGTCCCGGCCAGCCGAGACCAGCCGGCCCACGAACCCGATGACCTTCCCGGGCAGCGACGAGATACCGGACACGACGGCCGCTACCCCCTTGGCGACCCCGGACTCTAGGGCCCACCAGAACTTCGCCAGGGTCACGATGCCCTTGGTGATGGCCACCCCTAGGTTCTGCACCCAGCCGATGAACTTGACGACCCACACGATCACGGTCACCAGGGCGGGGATCACGTGCGAGATGACCAGGCCGGCCAGTTTCAGCAGCGGGGGAAGGACGAACCCGAGGATGGTCGCGGCCAGTTTCAGCAGGAACCCGATGACCATGACGACCTTCATCACCACGGGCTCTAGGGCCGGCACGAGTTGGGTGCGGATCTGGTTGACGACCTTCTGGACGGTCGGGAGGATCTGCGTCTGGAACACCTCTACGAGGGCGTCGAAGGCCGGCTTGAGCCGGACCGCGACGGCCTCCACGATCTGCAGGACCGCGGGGTACAGGGTGCCGTAGAGGAACTGAGCAAGGGTCGCGATCAGGGGCACCACGGACTCCCCGATGATCTGGACCACCTGCAGGAACACGGGGTAGACGTTCGCGGCGATGTACGACACGAGCGCGGTCCAGGCGGGCAGCAGTTGGGTGACCACGAGGTCCCGGACCGTGACCAGCACCGGCAGGAAGTTGGTGGCGAGGGACTGTCCGAGCCCGACGAACACGGGGACGGCCTGCGCGGCGATGGACTGCAGGACGGGCGCGAGGGTAGACAGGGTTTCCCGCGCGCTGGAGAGGGCGCCCCCGCCTCCGCCGCTGCCGAAGGCCGAGGTGATCGCGGCCCCGATGCTGGCGAACACGGGGGAGAGCCGGGAGGCGTTGTCGACCACAGACGAGATAGCCGGCGCGATCTGGTCTACGAACACGGTGGCGAGCGCGTCGAGGGCGGGGATCAGGGCGAGCCCGATCTGTTCCTTGATGTTGCCCCACGCCACCGAAGCCTTCTCGCCGGCGGTCGCGGTCGCGGCAGCAACGCCACCGACCTGTCCCTCGACCTCCCCGAGGATGATCTTCTGAGCCTTCAGGGTGTCCCCGGACGCGACCAGGGCCTTGATCTGGTCCTGCTGCGCCTGCGTGAACGTGACGCCGGCCCGGGACAGGGCGCTGATGCCCTTCAGCGGGTCGTTGAGGGCCTTCCCGAGCATCTTCGCGCCGCCCTCGATGGACCCGAACCCGGCCGCGGAGAGGTCGACGGCCGCCTGGGTGGCGCGGTTGAAGATGTCGTTGCCCTGCCCGACCTCGTTGCGGACCTGCTTGAAGGTCAGCAGCAGGTTCGCCCCGGACTGGA